TAACGATGGCTTTTAAACTTCTCAGTGTCACCGAAGCAATATACCAGCCGCCCGGAGAACGCCACGAATACAGGATGAATGACGGTAGCGCGGCGGTTGAGTTTCCCAAATATCCGGGGGCTTCCCGGTGGCGGTTCTATGACAGTGCGGGACGCCGGATTATTAAAAGAACCGTGCACAACGCCATGAAAGCCGCTGTAGAACGTCACAAAAGAAGGTTTAACTGCAAATGAATATTGAATTTTATGACTACGGAGTCACCTCAAAAATCATTGTTACCTGCTGGTTCTGGGAGTTCCGTCGCTATTGCCGGGTTGTGGATGCGGCGTTGTTTGTGGCTCCTGAAGTGCGCCACCAGAGTGGCGGTGGCCTTTTAATGAAAACCGTCATCACCGGTAAAACGGTCCCGATGTTACGGGCGTTTAAAGTGGCAAAACAGGAGGCTTGCAATGGTCATTGATAAAACGATAACGATCGATGTAGCCATGAATACAGGTCTGGCGCTTATCGGTTATGGCTATATCACTTTTATGTCATTCAGGTGGTTGATTTCTTCGTTCTTTAAGCAATGTGAAAAACGTTGCCGCAAAGACAAGCGCGTGAAGGCACTAAATGCGTTTAATGACGCTTTTGATATTGACCGTATGCAACAGGGAGACCCGGCACGCGTAATTACCCAGGGAGATGTCGTGATTTTGGTATACCGGAGTGAAAAAAATGAACAGGAGGCGGCGCAGTGAACCAGCAAACCAGAATAAGCGATAAGAGCCTGACCAGACTGATTGCCGATGCTGACAAAATGCTTGATATGCGCGGACCGATTGTAGACAGAGAGTGGTGGATGCTTTTACGGCAGTCCCTGGTTGAACTTCAGGAACGCCGGAGTGCTGGAATCATTCCAGTGACGCTGAGAGTAAAGGAGCATCAGGTCAGAGAGCTGGTTAATCAGTTACGAGATGTGGCAATCAAATACCACGGAACGCAGCAATTACGGGAGCGTATTGCAACAACAGTCATTTATTCAGAACTGGTTTCAGGGGAATAATCAGATGAAAAACCGTAAGGCAAAAATTCTGTTAGCTCGCAGAAACGGTGTTGGGGTCTGGCGATGGTTGAGGATTAGTAACAGACGAGTGAGGTTGACGGGGTGTCGTGGTGTGATGGGGCACAGTTGTTGCAAAAAGCCCAGCGCGGCGCAAAACCGCTGGAAGAATCACACTAACGCAAAGTAATTAAATAATAACCAATAGCAGACCAAAATATATGTTTTGGTCTGCCAAAAGCGATGTTTTGGTCATTATGAAGATTGAACAAATCGGAATGGCAGCCTTCCGGCAGCAGGCTGAAAGCGGTGGCGTGGATGAGTTCGTCGTGCAGAGGTTCGGTGGTGTGTATCACCTCTTCGCTGTGAATCGCCGCGCTGGTGTGTCTTATTTTCTACAGGAACGCCGTGGCGATTACAAGACGTGGCTGTCTCTTGACCGTGCCGCCGCGTTCCTGTCAGGGATTGGCGTTTCACGTTTTACCGTGCGTTTTGAGGATAACAAACATGCTGAAAAAGATGATCGGAGCCATTAAAGCCGGTCAGGCGTATCTGGGGTGGGATGATGTCCTTTATCGCCAGACGCTGGCCCGCCTGACCGGTAAAACCAGCACCACACGCTGCAACCTCGATGAACTGCGCATCATCCGGGAATACATGCACGAACAGGGATTTCCGCGCAAAGCACCCGCCGGTAAAGGTCGCCGCCCCCGTGTTGCAATGAGCAGAAAATCAGTATTATCCAAAATTGAAGCGTTGCTGGCTGATGCCGGTCGTTCCTGGGCATATGCAGAAGGGCTGGCATCTCACATGTATAAGCAACATGTGATCGAATGGCTGACGGATGAACAGCTTTTTGGGGTAATGGTGGCGCTGGTTAAAGATTCAAGAAGGAGAAATCAATGATGAAAAAATGGTTGTTTTGTTTAGTAGGGGTTATTTTCTCTTGTTCTGCGTTGGCTCAGACAGAGGAACAGGCGCAAAAGGAACTGAAACGTTATCAGGATATGAAACCACAGGTTGAGCAACTTCTGAGGGAAAGCCTGAAACTCTATTATGACATGCCAGACGCTGCATCAGAATATAATAACGGTAACCCTGAAAAATGGCGTAAGGTCATAACAGGCCTGAAGGAATTCGATAAACAAATAGAGAAAATTGGCGGTAATGGCTTCGATCCTGTTTATAGTTCCTGTGTAAATATGGGGATTCAACTACAGGATTACTGGTCTAACGTCCTCGGCAACAACAAACAGTTTCTCGAGCGTTCCAGAAGTTTGTTTATACAGGATCGCATGGATTGCTTTGATCAATTCGTCTTTGGTAAAGAACGTATAGAGGCCAGAAAAGACCTTGCCATTGTTAATGTCTGGGATGAATAAACAGGAACCTCCGCAAACGCGGAGGTTTTTTATGAACTGTACAGGCGATCATGTATGGCTATAATAACAGTAAGTTACTACCGGAGACGCCATCATGCAGACCTTCAGTGAAACAGATCTTCGCGATGCGCAGGTACTGCTGCCCGATTCCGTACAGCAACTGATTAGCGTGATTGGCTTCCCCGCCCTGACCCGGTTAATCCGTTCTTTTGGTGGCGTGACGTTAAGCGGTAAAACCGGCGCACACGCCGGACGCACCGGCGGTGTCCATGCCCTGTTACATGACGTGCTGACCGAAGACGAAATCAACAAATTGATCCGCTTTCTTGGCGGTGCACCGTTTTACATTCCTCGTTGCGATCATGCGTTACGTGCCCTGCGTAACACCCGTTTTATGGCTGATTTACAGCAGCATGTAAAAGACGGATGCTCACACCGGCAGGCGCTGGCACTACTCTGTCCCCGTTACGGGATTTCAGACCGGTACGCATGGCAACTGATACACCGACGACAAAAACAGACTTCGCTGAAAAGCCCCACCCAGGTGGGGCTTTTTGATTAACAGGCCTCAGAAAAAGGAGACACTTATGACCAACTATACGGCACCAGGCGAGTATACGGCCTACTCAGAGCAGGCCCGGGATGCTGCCGGACGCCGCTTCGCTTATATGAAAAATCTGGCCAGCCAGCTAAACCGAATGGCCGAACAACCGGATATGGTTGTTCAGGAAGAAGCGTTGCAGTGTGCCATTGCTGACATCATCGCCAGCGAAAACGAGATGCGCGCAGCGATGGAAAAGGCGAACGCCTCTGCTCCGCTTTGTAATAAACCTCTTATTACGCCGGATTCTCTTTCCCGCTTCTGATTTAGCACCCCGCCGCGGCGGGGTGCTGAACTCCCCCAGCAGTACCCACCACACCAGACCGTTTACCCTCTCCACTCAGACCACAAGGCACCTTAAGGGATAGCGCCCGGCAAAAGTCATTCTGTGCCTTTGACCGGGTGTTATTTACGGGCCGTCAGTGGCTCAGATTTACAGGAGAAACTCATGTCTGAACCCTTATCAGGCGGCGGAGCTGTGGCAGTCACCATCGGTGGTGCCAGTGTGTTTGGTCTTCTCACCAATACCGATTTTGGCGTCGTGGTGGGCGCGTTTGCCGGGGCGCTTTTTGTTGTCACGCAACAGAAAGAAATCCCGGTGTGGCGAATGGCCATCCACCTGCTCGTCGCGTTTGTGGTTGGCGTTCTGGGGGCTGGCGTGGCTGCGTCACTGATGCAGTGGCTGACCCACTACAACGACAAGCCGCTCGATGCATTGTGTGCGGTCGGTGTCTCGGCGTTATCCATCAAGATACTGACCTTTCTTTATCAACAGGAAATTTCATCGCTGTTCGGCCTGTTTTCCAGACTGCGCGGCGGAGGGGGTGGAAATGGAAAGTAGCCTTGCCGGTATCGTGAATGTCTGGCTGTGTCTCGCCATTGTGCTGGGGTTGTTTGTGTATCGCCGTCACGGTGCGGCGCATAAACCGATGATTACCTGGCTGGCGTACTGGCTGATGCTCGGCTACATCATCATCCCGTTCCGCTGGCTGTCAGGTACATACACACACTCCAGCTGGCTGGTTGTGGCGCTGAATCTGGTGTTCTGTGCGCTTATCGTGTGGGCGCACGGGAATTTGTCAAAAATCCTTTCGTTACTGCGGAGGTGAATATGTCGGAAAAATTCCGTTTCAGTCAACGTAGCGAGAAAAATCTGGCTGGCGTAAAACCACAACTGGTGGCGGTTGTACGCCGTGCGCTGGCGTTGTCGGACGTCGATTTTGGTATTACCGAAGGTTTACGCACGAAAGAACGTCAGAAACAACTTGTCGCTGAAGGCAAGAGCCAGACCATGAACAGCCGTCACCTTACTGGCGATGCTGTTGATGTCGTGGCTTACGTTGGTGGCACCATTTCATGGGACTGGCCGTTATACGAAAAAATCGCCCGAGCCTTTAAACAGGCTGCCGCAGAGCTGGGTGTCGCCATCGAATGGGGCGGAGACTGGAAAACGCTGAAAGACGGGCCTCATTTCCAGTTAAAACGCTGATGCGGGAGGGATTATGAACAGAAGTCACTGGCCCCACAGAACGCCACGTAAAGCCGTGCGCTGTGTTCTGGCCCTGTTTCTGGTGATGTTGCTTCCGGTGGGATGCACTGACATTAACAGAGCGGGCCAGCTGTTTGACGCGGCGGCACAGGTCTGCCGGATTATCGACGGTATCCGGCAGTGTTCGCAGAACTGATTTTTTGAAGGTCTGGCACAGTGAGCGTTATCAGATTTACAGAATACACAGGTTCAGGAGGTGCAGGCGCTGTCATGGTGCTCGCTGAACGCATCACCCATTTTTACCGTCAGCACGGTACACATGATGGCACTGTCATTGAACTGGATACCGGGAAAAACGTGTTCGTTCTTGAAAATCCCGACGAAGTTCAGCGCAGGATTGAACAGGCTCAGAAGGACACTTAATGGCGTGGTCACAGGATATCAGGGACAAAGTCCGTAACGGGTACATCTTTGACCAGCTTCCGCTGGATATCGTCGCCATGAAGTACGCCGTGCCGCACGATACCGCGCGGCGCTGGAAAACGCAGGCGATGAAGAACGGTGACGACTGGGACAAGCTGCGGGCCGCTCACGCGCTCGCCGGTGACGGGCTGGAAAGTGTCGCCCGCACCGTGCTTATCAGTCTGGTGGTGAAGTGTCAGACGACGCTTGAACGGCTGAACCAGAACCCGGACATCCCGCCGCAGGAGTCCGTCGAACTGCTGGCGAGTCTGTCTGACAGTCTCAGTAAGGCGGTGGCCAGCAGTAAAAAAATCCTGCCGGAAACCGACCGGCTCGCCACGGCACTGGAAGTGGTGCAGCGGCTCGGCGCGTTCATCAAGGAGCGTCATCCGGCACAGTATGCCCCGTTTCTTGAGGTGCTCGAAGGCTTCGCTAAAGAGCTTGAGGATAATTTCAGTTAACCACAGCGGCCCGGTTTTCCGGGCCGTCTGATATT